CGGAGCCCAGGGGGTCGTGTCCCCCAGTTCCCCCGTTCCGGCCTCCCAGGGGACAACCACGGGCCTGGATATAGGCCCTGTGGTCGCGGGGTGGGCTCCGGGATCTGCCGCGGGGGTGGGTGGGACGGGGATCAGTCCCACGGTCGCCGTGGTCGGGGGGCTGGGGGCACTGGCTGCCCTGTACGCGGTGCTGAGCTAGGGACGGCCGATGTCCTGCGCCTCGGCCTCGGTTGGGGGATGTGGCAGCGCCTCGATCTGGTCGGCCAGTTCGCGCATCGTGTCCCACGCGGCGTCAATCGCTTCGAAGGCTTCATCTTCTTCCGCCGATTCGATGGGAGCGTCCAGGTATCTCCGATGCCAGCGCCACCACTCCAGCACCGCATCGGCCAGTTGCTCGCGCAGTTCAGATTTGGTTGGCATTGCCCGCTCCCTTTTCCCTCTCGCGCCGCTGGTAGTCAGCCTCGCGGATGAGAGTCGCGAGGCACAATCCTAGGGCGTAGTGCTGCCACTTCCCGCACACATCGCGCCCGGCCCGGTTCGATTGCCGTAGGCAGTAATGGCACACTGCCGCGCAGTCCCGCTCCAACTGTGCGCGCTCCGCTTCGGCCAGCGCCTTTGCGTGCTCGGCAGTCAGGCTCTCGATCTCCCGATACATAGCGCAGATGGCGTCGGCGTGATTGTGCGCCGCTTCTCGATCTCGCAGTGCGGCGTCTTTTAGCTGCTGGCGCATTTCCTTCACATCGATGGCTGGCCCTTCGTAAACAGGATCAACCATCACGGCGAACAGCTCATTCAGGAACGATCCTGTATGCCGGATATGCTCGTCGAATGCGGCCTTCACACGCGCGATCTCCGCGTCCAAAGTTTTAAAAATGTCGGCGTGCTTGCGAAGCACAAATTCCTGCAACGCAATGTGCTGCTGCCGTGCGTTTTTGAGTTGCGTGATCTCCTGATCCTTGGCCGCGCAGTGCGGGCAACCAGCTTGTGCCGCGACCGGGTAGCAGACAGGACACTGCTGCTGTGTGCTGTACCAAGCGTGGTACGCGCAGACCGTTGTTCCCTCCGGCGGTTTCTGTTCACTCGCCATCGCTCCCTCCCTTCTTCATCTTCCCGTCTGGCCCGATGAACACCGAGCAGGCCCACGATTGCCAGCCGTGCTCCGCGATGCAGGCGTCGGCCTTCTCTTTGGTGTAGTACATAATGGGGCTTACCAGACCGAAGCCGCCTCCCTTTTTGGCCGGTTTCCTCACGATGGACCAGTACCCTCTACGGGTCGGTGGCCTAGGAACTCTAACGATATTTTTCGGCATTGGCCTTCTCCTTCTCTGCAACGAACTTCTTCCCCGCCTCGATGCGCTCGCGGTGCGGATGCTTGACACTGAAAAGGAAGCTGCGCAGGTCGGCGCATTGAAAACCAACCTCGGATCGGCATGTCGGACATTTGACAAACCGGGCCATCCACTCAGCCTTGTTTGGCACTGATAGCCTCCCTCGCCTTTGCCACCGCCGCCACCAGGGCGGCCAGCTCCAGGTTGACCGGTTCTCGCGGCGGAGCGAAGCCGGCTGCCTCAGCGGCTTCCAGGACGTCAACGAGAGCCTCGACTATCCTGGCGTTCACTTCAGCTTTGATCGGCATTCAGCACCTCCCTCGCCTTCTTGGCGGCGGCGTCAATGGGGCGCAATTCCTGTCCCTCGTAGAACGTCTTGCCCCGATTGGCTTCCTCCACCGCCTCCAGCAGCTTGACCAGGGCCGCGTGCTCGGTGCGAAGGGCGTCGAGTTCGACGAGTAGGTCGGTGATCGCGTCCCGCAAATCCAGGATTAGGACCAAAAAATCGGTGGCGGCGGTCCTCCCCCCCACGCCCCGAATCTCCTCCATCCTCTCCTCACTCAGTCGCGGCATGGTTCCTCCTCCGGCAACGGGCCGATCTCGCGCCAGTGCAGCACGGTTGCCCCGCTGTCCCATCCCCACTCGCCGACAGCACCACGGTAAGGAAAAAATACCCATTCGTCCGTGGACGGGTCAGGCGCGCCGGCGTCCATCGTCGCGCACCACGCTTGACGCGATTCGGGCGCACGCTCGCTCATCCGCGTCCATCCGTGCCGCTTGTCCACCCGCTTGGCCTCTGCGATGGCGGCGTTGAGCCAGCAATCAGGTGCGTGCCGGGGCGATGTACGCCACTTAACACCGCAACAGCGCGATACGGTCCAGTCGCTTTCGTCGCCGGTCCAACCGCCCGCACGCCTCAGTACAAGCTCGATCACCCGCAACTGCTCCAGCGTCAGTTCAGCTTTTCCGTTCATGCTTGGCCTCCTTCTCCCCACTACCCGCCTCCAGCCACTTGGCGTCGAAGGCTGCGCGGAGGGGGGAGGCCGCGCACGAGCAAGTCAAGCCATACTCGTTAACCACGTGTCGGCCGCTCGCGTTTAATACCAGGCGCCTACAGGCAAGGCATGCTATTTTGCACGCCATCTCCAGCACCTCCCGCCGTGCCTGCTGGATGGCCTTGTTGAAGTCAGCCGCGATGGGGGCCTGCTCCCACGCCTTGGCGTATTCCTCTAGGGTCGCGATCTCCTCTTTGAGCCGGGAATTTTCGGTCAACGCGGCGCCCGCCAATTTGCTTTGCCCGTCCATTGCGTTTTGGGCAGCAGCAAGCTGCCCCGCAAGCCGATCGATCTCCAGGTCCTTGGCCGCGCAGTGCGGGCAGGGCGATTCAACAGCATCCGCACCGCAGGACGTGCAGCAGCCATCCTCGTCGGCCGCCCCGGGAATGCCGGGAGAGCACGTGCATGTCCAGGAGGACGGCTTGGCCTCGGGCTCGATGGCGCGGGAGTATAGGAAGCGGTCATTCCAATTAGAGTGGACCGGAAAACGGGCAGCCCAGTGAAAGCTTGGATCGGTGACCGGGTGCGCCCAGTCCCCGAACCTGACAGCCTCGCCGGTCAGCCACCTCCGCCCCTCCGGCGGTTTCGGTTCACTCGCCATCGCTCCCTCCCTTCTCCACCGGCGTGAACACCGCGCGGTACGATCCCGCATCCCGGCGCCGCCAGTTCAGCGTATCCACCGCATCCTTCAACAGCTCCCGATCAACCCCGGACGCCAGCAGGGCATCGAGGAACTCGCTGAACATCTTCAGTGTGATCGGGCTGGGGACGGATTTGCAACTCAGCACAGTGCCGTCGCCCAGGTCAACGGCTTTCACCCCAGCGGAGCACTCCAAATACCAAGAGATCCCCTGAGCGGCGTCCGCAGCCTCCTTGTGTGCCAGCACAGCGGCCGCGCGGGCCTCCTCCAGCCGCCGGCACTTCTCCAGCACGAGGTAGAAGTCCCCATTGCAGGCCAAGGCCGGGATCTCCTCCAGGGGCACCGGCGCCGATGCGGGCCGGGTTCCGGTTTCGGGTTTCGGTTTCAGTGCCGTCGTTGTCTCCGCCGCGTTGTTCTTGCGCTTTGCCATCCCAACCTCCTTTAGAAGTTCATCCAGAGGGATTCAGTCCGCTCCCTCGCCCCGTCAGCCATCGCCTTCCTGTCCTCCCGCCGCCAGCCCCCGTACAGGGCATCGTAGAGATCACATCGGTAGCCCGACACCATCACCCTGGACGGGTGATCCAGCGCCACCAGCGCCAGCTCGCAGTGGTCCTCGTCGGTCATTTCGTGAATGTAGCCGGAGCGCGCGCCGCGGCCCGCCCCACGCCCACGAGTGCTGTGGGGGTAGGGAGGGTCCAAGTAGACAAGCCCGGCCGGATCCCGGTGAGTGGCCAGCAATTGCAGCGCGGGCCTGTTCTCAATGGTCACTCCCCGCAACCGCTCGGCGATCTCCAACACCACCGGCGGGAAGTTGGCCCAGTCGCCTGCGGGGGTTGAGTATGATCTGGTCACGTTGGCTCGGAATCCGCTACCGGCCACGCGGTTGACCGAATTTGAGCCGAACCCCATGTAGGATCGCACGAGCATATGACGCGCCAGCTCAAAAGGGTCACTGGACACCTCAAACGCCTCATAGTATTCGTCGCGGGCGTAGGGGGTCATCTCCAATGCTCGCGCCAGTTCTACGGGACGCTCTCGGATCACCCGGAACAGATTCACCACCTCGCCGTCCAGGTCGTTGTACACCTCGCTGTAGCTGCGGGGCTTGCGCAGCAGAACGCTCGCCGCGCCTCCGTAGGGTTCAACATAGATGCGGTGCTCAGGCATGAAGGAGATGATCCACGGCGCCAGCCTCCATTTGCCCCCGTGGTAGCGGAGCGCCGGACGAGATGGAGACGCAGCGCTCACTTCTCAATCTCTCCCCACGTCGGCCCCGCCCCGTACTTGCTGGCCACGGGCACGATCATCTTCCCCTCCCCCGCCGCGGCCAGCAGATCCCCCGCCATTCCCCCGAACACGTCCACCAGCTCCAGGGGGATCTCAAACAGCAGCTCATCGTGGACCTGCAACAGCGGCTCGCAGCCCATCGAACTCCACACGTCCCACTGGCTCCATATCTTCGCCATGCCCGTTTTGATGATCCCCTGCGCCCCGCCCTGGATCGGGTGGTTCACGATCTCCCTCAGCCCCTCCGCCCTGATCCTCTCCACGCTGGACACCCCTTGCGGGTAGTACCTGCGCCGGCCCCACATGTCTTCAATCCACCCCACCCGCCGCGCGTGGGAGCGGTTCTCGTCCTTCCAGTCCCTCACCGCTGGCCGCGCATCGTGCCACCGGGCCACGAACTGCTCAGCCTCCCCTTCGGTGTACCTGATCCTCTTCGCCTGGTCGCGGTAGATGCCATAGAGCCGGAACTGATCGAGAAGGCCGCGGCCCCCCATATCGTTCAGCACTCCGAACCCCACCGTCTTGCCGATCTGCCTCTGCCCGGCGTCCACCCCGCCCGCCGGGATGGAGAAGCAATCGGCCGCGCTGATCCGGTGGATATCGTTCTCCGGGTTCTTGGGATCGTCCACCGCCCGCCAGAACAGCGCCACCATGCCATCGTCGCCCGACTCCGATGCGGTCACGCGCATCTCAATTTGGTCCAAGTCAATCGAGAAGATCGCCTTTCCCGCCGACGCCACGAATCCCTCCCGGACCCGGCGCCCGATCTTGCTCCGGGTGGGAATGGCGAGCAGGTTCAACCTCTTGGGGTGGCTCGCCGCCAGCCGCCCGGTGGGGACGCGGGTGATGCGGAGATCGGGATGCACCCGCCCATCGGAGTCCGCGCAGATCGGTATGCGGTCCACATAGCGGACCTTGAGCACGTGCAGCTCGCGGTAGTCAAGGATCATGTCCACGACAGGGTGCGTGTCCCGGAGCCCGCTCAGCACCTTGTCGTCAGCCTGCCACTGCCCGGTGCGGGTCTTGCGCGGCTCAGGCAGGCCTAGATCCCCGAAGAGGAACTGGCCCACTTGCGGGGCCGAGTTGGGGTTGAGGAACCTGCCTACGGATGATGTGATCTCGGCCTGCTTAGCTTCGAGGAGCCCGGCCAGTTCGCGGGAGAAGGCGGCGAAGAAGGCGGGGGAGATCAGCATCCCGGTGGACTGCATCCGGTCCACCATCGGGATCACGGCGTGGTCGAGATCGAGGATCATGGCCGGTACACCACCACCGCGCATGGGAACGGCGCCGCGGCCGTGCAGCCCTCGAACTTGATGCGCCCGCGGATGTACCGGATCTCCGGCTCCACCGCCAGCACGCACTCGTGCCACCAGGCGGTGTCCGTCCGGGCCGGCACCAGCGCCACCACCAGAGCCCCGTTGGCCCAGCTCTGAACGGCCTTGTTCATCCACAGCGGGATCGCGCGGCCGTAGGGTGGGTTCATGAATACCCGCTCCTGTCCCCAGTCCTGCTCCAGCCCGTTGTCGGCTTCGGTGTAGAACTTGGGGCACTTCGCGTTGTCGGGGGATGCGCACGGGTCCAGGGTAAAGTCGAACTCTCGATCCAGCTCCAGGAAGAACTCCCAGGGGGTTCCGTAGTCTGTGCGGACGCTGCTGAGCAGAGCTGGATTCACAGCCCCCTCGAATCCCTGAACGCCAGATCCTTGCCGACCTGCACGCCCAGCGCGAATCCCGCCTGGCGCAGATCCCGCGCCGCGATTCCATCCACGAGGCGCGAATCCAGGCCCAGGTTGAAGGCTTCGAGCTGGATCTCCCGCACGCGCCAGCGCACCGGCGGGGGGTTGATGATCCAATTTGCGATTCGCCTTTTCATGGTTTGACCACTTCCGTCGGCACCCCCGCCGTCTCTGAGATCCTTATCATGTTCTTGGTCCCGCTGCTTTTGCCGTCCCAGAACGCTAGCACAACATCGGGCTTGCCAAACTTGAGCATTTCGCGGTTGCGGATCAGGCCAGCAATGGCCCCGTTTTTGCTCCAATCTGCTGGGTACGTTTCAACCGGAATCCCGAACAGTTCTGCCGTCTCTCTCCCCAGACGATCTGCACCTCGCGCCCCGCCTTCGATCACGGCCTCGCACTCCCAGCCGTGGCGGGCAAGGCAATCAACGAACCCATCCACGAATTTTTGCTGATCCCTCCATGTTCGGCTCCCACAGATCAGCAGCCTCACCGCTTGCCCCTCTCCCGCGCCTGGATGTGCAGTATCCGGTCCAGCAGCGCGTTCTGGACCTGCTCGGCCGCGACCATGTTCAGCGCGGACGATCCCCCATTCCCGTCCGAGTCCAGGATGGTGATCTGGATCTCTGTATCCGGCCCGGCGAGCACGAGCAGCCCCCCGCCGTGCAGGTCCAAGGTGCGGATGGAGTCTGGAGGACTGGAGGCGCTCATTCGGCCTCCGATGTGTCCGGCTCGAACGCCTGGGCGATGTCGAAGTCAAAGATCCGATCTGCTTCAAACTCGGCCAAATAGGCAGCATCGCCAAGCTTGAATTGCATCCAAGCGTGGACCAAAGAAGCTTGGACCATCGCCCCCGTTGCCCCAAACTCCCGCAACCCGGAGTGGTCCAGTGCGTACTTCTCCAGTTCCTCTGCCGGTTTGTTGACCGGCCAACAGAGACCGTAGACCTGTGTGAAGCTCACGAACGTAGGCAGTTCGCGCTCAATGCCGTTCTCTTTGAGCCACTTCAGGGCGCGCGCTTTGATGATCTGACATCCCCACTCATAGCCGCCCGGCTCTCGCGGCGGAGGGCAGCCTTGTGGGGCGTCTTCGGGAGTGAACCCGGAGATGTCAACGGTTTTTATGACCTGTGGGTTGGAGTTGGAGGCGCTCATTGCTTGCCCTTTCCGTTCAGCGCCGGGTCGCGGGTCTCGATCCTCGAAGGCATCAAAGGCACCAGTGTCCCGAAATAGGAGCCGTGACAGAAGTCCCCGCCCCTGATGCGGTGCGGGGCCGGCGCCGCCTTCCCGTCCCGCTTTATCGTGGCGGGGACGGAGGACTTGCACTGTTCGCACGTAGTCAGCATTGAATGTCTCCTTTCACGACCCAAACAGCTCCCTGTGCCGCGCCATGAGCTTCGGCGCGACCCTGATCTGCGCATCGGCATCCCGGCATGCATAATGCAGCGCGTCCTCGAACGGGATATCCGCCAGCGTGGCCTGCGGCATCGGCCCCAGCTCCCGCTCCACGATCTCCCTGGCTCCCATGGCCTGCTCCACCCCCTCACCGTCCTCCTCGACCAGCGCCCCGGTCATCGGGTCCTTCCGCTTTCCCGCGTTCTGCCACCTCTCCCACAGGTTCACCCGCGACTCGCAGAGATCCCCGAACGGGTACGCGCCCGGACTTCCGAACCAGGTCCGAAGATCCGTGGGCTTCACCCCGCGGTAGTCAGCCAGCATCTTCTCCAGCCGCCGGTTGATGCTCCAGGGCTTTGAGTCGCGCTCGACTCCGTTCCTGAACACCTTGACCGGCGCCGCCGGCCCCCATTCGATGGAGTGCGCCGCTTCGAGGTACTGCAAGCTGAGCAGGGCTTGGGCCGGGGCTACGACTTCCTCGTAGGACTTCATCCGCATTCCGCAATGCCGCCACGCAAGGGCCTTGAGGCCCTGAGGCTCGTCGCAGAGCTGGTAGGCGACTACCATCGTGTCCACGGTGCGGGGGTAGAGAGGGAGGGCGATGCCCATGGCGCGGGCGACGGATAGATCGTGCAGGGCGTTGTGGACATAGACCACATCGTCCATAGCCCCCAGCCGGGCATCGAGGCTGCGGGCGAAGTCAACATTCTCCGCAAGGGCCAAGTACGCCTCGCCGGGGGCGATGGACACTTGAACGGACCACGGATGAGCCTCTGACCCCTCAGTGTCCAGTCCAATCTCACCGCGCTGTTTTCCGATCACATAGTTGATCGTCCTGCCCGCAGCAACGGCCCGATACCGGGGATTCGGGCATTCGTCTACGGGCATGTACATCTTCCCGCCCACCGCCCGCCCAAACGCCTCCACATCCCGGAGCACCTGCAACATGGCCCCGGAATCGTGCAAACCGCTCGCCGGGTGGTAGGCCGGGACCACATGGCACCCCAGCCCTGGATGCCACAGGCTCAGCCCATGCAGCATCTCCAGGCCCATGCCCTCCCACTCCGTCCCCAGCGTGATCCAATCGCACACCAGGGCCGAGCAGGCCAAGATCAGATCGGGCTTGACCCGCTCCAGCTCCCGCACCAGCTCCGGCCCCCACCGGGCGATCATGGCGTCGGGAATGTCCTTGTCGCTCAGCGGGCGCTCCTTGACCAGGTTGGTCAGGTACACGTCCTCCCGCTTGAGCCCGATGCGGTCCAGATAGCGCTCCAGCTCCCGGCCGGTGACGCCCACGAACGGGCGCCCGGTGCGCTCCTCGTCCCGGCCGGGGTGGGAGCCGATGACGCAAAGGCGGGATGGGGTCGGGCCTTCGCCCGGAATGACGCGGCTCATGCTGTGACTCTCGACGCAACGCACTCCGGGCACACGTGCTGGTCCCTGTGCCCCATCACCTTCACCACCCGCCACCCCGACTTTTTCACGTGCGATGTGGCTTGCCACGTGGACGACTGCCCCCAAAGGAGCAGGCGCGATGGGCACCCCTCCCGGTCACACAGGATTGCGGTGTTCCATCCGGCCATCGGCGGCTCCTGCCTAGTCAATCGGATCATGACTCCCCCCGGATCGCCGCTACCACCTTCTTCGCCGTGACCATCCCGATCCCCTGGTTCCGTTCCCCATCCGCCGTCCTCCATTTGATCCCCGCCCAGTCCTCCACACCCGCCGTGGCCATCTCCAGGACGCTCTCGAACCTCGCCGCGACGTGCTGGCTCCTGACCCAACTGATCCCAGGCAACTGCGCCGCGACCCGCCTCACCAGCCCCGGCTTGAGCATCGGCGCCATGTCCTGTGAGTTGTCGAACTGGCAGAGGCTCCGGTGCCGGTCGAACTCCTTGGCACTCCACCAGTGCCACAGGTCCATGACCACGGCCACCGTCTCCCGCCGCGAATCCGTGCGCCTCACCCGGACCCCGCCCAGGGTCTCCACGCTCGTCAGCCACCCCTCGAAGTCCCGCACCATGTACCGCCGGCGCCCCAGCTCGACCGGCACCCACCCGCCGCCGCGCGGGATCACCATGATCCCGTCCCGGTCCCTGCGCCAAGCCCCCTCCACGATGAGATAGACGACGTTGTAGGTGTTGACCAGTCCGGGGAGCTGGTGCCCGATGAACCGCCCGTTGCCGATGCACTGGAGCACGTCGCCGATCTTCTTGATCTCAGCGCCAATTTTGAGCGGGAGATCGTCAGGACCAGATCCCAACCAGGCCGCGTCTCCGAACTCCAGCGGGTGCATGGATGCGGTGTTCGGGGGGAACAGGGGGAGAAGGTCGCCGGAGCCCGCGCGTGGATCGAGGTGAATCATTCCTCGTAGACCCTCCTGTAGATCTGCTCCAACCGCCTCACAGCCCGCTCCGATGCCCGCGCTTGCCCTCTCCGGGGGAACTCCAGCACGGCAACGATGTCGAACGCCTCCAGCCCCACCCGCCAGTTGGGCTTCTTCTGGATCTCCGCGCTCAGCGCGCAGCCGTCCGCGAACCACTTCTGCCCAGCAGTGTGGCCGGGGACGGGGATCACTTCGCCCCCCGGCGCTTCACATGCCCCGAGATGCAGCGGCGCACCTTGCAGGGGCCGAAGTTGGAGGGCCGCATGACAATCCCACCGGCGCCGCCGGAGTGCTTGAACAGCGGCGACTTGATGTTCCGCGGCATCGGGCAGCCGCACCGTTTGCAGAACGCGGTCGGCGGCGGCTTCATCACTCCCACTCCTCCCGCCCGGCGCCGAACACCATAGAGGCCAGCGTCGGGAAGTCGCTCATCCCACTCACCGAATCGAACTCCATCCCGATGAGCCCGTTGTCCACCGCGCTCTGGTGCCGAGCGTCCAGCACCCGCGAATGGAACACCAGCCCGCTCTCCTCGTCGTTGGTGCGCCACAGCTCCAGGATCACCTGGACCAGGAAGCCCATGTTGGAGTAGCCGGCAAACTCCTTGCGCCCGGTCTTTTTGTCGTTGATGTACTCGTCCTTGACCTTATGGAGCAGGATCAGGTTGGTAGTGGTGGAGTCGAGCCCGGCGCGGATCACCTCCTCGAACTCCGCCTTGACCGGCCCGTAGTGATGCGGCTCGACCTGCGCCAGCTTCCCGAATCTGGCGAGCCGGATCAGCTCGTAGGCTTCGGTGCCGGTGTCAATGACCAGGGTGCGGAACCTCCCGCTGTCCATGGCGAAGAAGTAGTCGCGCTGGAACCGCTCCCACATCTCCACCGCGGCCTCGTTCTTCACGTCGCCCATCTTGCCCTTGGCACCACGCCCGGTGAGCCGGTACTGGCTCTCCATGATTTCCTTGCCGGCGGCGATGAAGGGCTCGACCACGCCCTCCAGGCCGACATCGAAGTTGATGTAGGCAATGGGGCCGGGAGCGGTGAGCGCCCAGCGCGTCTTGCCCGCCTTGTGCGGCGCCTGGAGGGAGACGATGAGGCGCTTGCGAATTTCGGTGGACACGGGCCGGAAGCCGGTGCCGGAAACGTCAATGGCCTTGCGTTGTTTGTTGATGTCAACCACGGGCATCCTCCAATACGATCTCCACTTCCGGGGCATCTGCCCCGCCCGGTTGGCGCGAAAGTTCCCGGATGCGGGCTTGAGTTGCAAGCGCCTCGGCCTTCCTCGCCTCCCGCTCCTGCTTCGCTCGCCACACCCAAGGGGACACAAACCGGGGCTTGTACCGCTCGGGATGGTTCTTCTTCTCCCAGTCGCGGTAGGCCCGCTGCGCTTTCTCCATCCGCCCATCGCCTTGAATCATCAACCCAGCTACGGGAGCCTCCACACCCCGCAGCCGAAACCGACCCATCCGCGCGGGAGATGGACCGGACGACGTTCTCAGGGTCTCCACGAACAAGTACTTGTCCGATTGCACTTCGGCGGAGACGATCATCGCGTCGGCGGTTGACAGCTCAACCACTCTCGCCGGATATCCGAGCGATCCCTCGAGCGGGAACCACAACGGACACAAGCTCAAGCTCTTGGACTCAATCGCCGCTTGCAGAGCGCCAGAAACATCCACAGAAACATCCACGGCCTCAGTTGTCACGGTCTCTCCTAAAAAGAGGGCGGTCCCCATCCCGCCCCCTGGTTGTTCCGGCCGGCGCCTCGCCTAGCCGAAGTTGATGATCCCGCCCTGGTAGCTGATGCCGGCCAGCGAGCCCAGCACCTCCGCGTTCAGGATGGCCTTGGTGATCGCCGCCTTGCGCGGCTTGTACTTCTCCTGGTCCAGCACCTTGTCCTTCATCAGCCGGGGCATCACGGCCTTCAGCGGCATCCCGTCCGGGAAGTCCCCGGTCGAGAGCAGATCCACGAGGATCTCCTTGACCGCTTCGGCGTCGGGGTTGTCGCTCTCCCCGCTGCCGGACGAGGCCGCGGCGCCCTCGGAGGCGTTCGACTTCGCGCGCTCCTTCTTGCCGCCCGCACCCGCACCCGCCGTCTTTTTGGCATCCCACGGGAGCCGGTTGCACTTCTTGGCAACCAGCACCGTGCGCTTCTTGCCGTCCTCATTCTCCAGCCCCTGCCGCTCCTGCTGGGCGACGCGGGTGAAGAAGAAGGAACCGCCGATCAGATCCTTCACGCTGGACAGCTTGCTGGCGGGAACCCCGCAGTCGAAAATGATGGAGCGGATGAACGCCGCGTAGTTGCTGGACTCATTCAGGCCGCGCCCCTCCACGCTGGGAATGGGTTGCGACTTGTCAGCGCTCGGCGCCCACTCGGTTTCCTTGCCGGCGGAGTAAAACTGCTCGTCCGCCTGTCCTTCCTCGTCGGTGAAGTGCAGGTGCAGGCCGAAGCTGGTGGCCCCGGTGTTGCCGTCCTTGCCCTTGAACGTGTAGAAGTCCCAGAGAGCATCGGTGATCTCGGCATTGAAGTCGGTCTTCAAGCCTCCCTTCACCAGTTGATCCGGCAGAAACCCTGCCGGTTTATTTTGCGGATTTGACATTCAGCCTCCTCTAGAGTGTCGGGCGGTTGCCAACCTTGGGAGCCCCACGCCCGCGGGGAGCCCCTGAACTGGTGCCGGGTGAGGAAGGGGCGACATGAACCCCCCACGCCCTTGCGGGTAGTGGCACCCGGCGCAACTCACATCTTTGGCAGCGGCTTCGGCAGCCTGCCCTCCCCGACGCTGGTGCAGGCCGCGGTGAACCACCGCGGCAGGAACTCCCGGTACTGCCAGAGGAACCACTTGATGTTGTCGTCCAAGACCAGCGTTTCGCACTGGTCCTCCGCCGACCGCATCCCGCGTCCCACCATCTGCACCAGGGTCAGCACCGCCATGAACGCGCCGTACTTCTTGTCCTGAGCCGCCCTGGCCTTCATCACCGCGCTGCTGAGATCCGGGAAAGGGATCTTGGTGACGATCTGGTACTCGCACTCCTCGGCCGGGAAGTCCCAGCCGGTAGTCGCGGCGGGCGAGACCAGCACCCGGCAGCCTTGTGCCCGCTTGAACTCCTCGAACACGCTCCGAGTTGTAGCCGGAGTGTGGGCTAGCAGGATGTCCCGATGGACACTGTGAGCCATAATCAGATCCCTGCGCTTGTAAGAGACAGTGTGTACGATGCCCTTCCGGTCGCGCCGGTCACTGATTATTTGATCCATCACTTCAAGCCAGACCTGCTCGTCGGCGGGCGTGTTGTGGTGGTTCATTCTGACCGTGGGGACATGGATCACCGGGCGCCGCTTGGCGGGGAAGTCGCTGGGGTAGTCGGCGAAGTCCAGGTCCGACTTGGGCACGCCCAGCAGCTCGGCGGTCTTGGGGCGGATGGTGGCCGAAACGAAGTCCACGTGCGGGATGCCGCGGAACAGGCACCGCTCGGCGTGCTTGGCCGGCCAGACGATGGAGAACTTCACCAGGCGGGGGCTGCGCTCGATAACCCAGCCGGCATCAAGGTCGCGGAGAACCTCCAGCTTGTCGCCCAGCACGGCCAGTTGCCGCGCCTCCCTGCGCAGGCTGCGGATGATGCCGGGGGATGCGCCGAGCCCGGTTTGGGTGTCCACGATGAGGCCCCTGACGATCTCCAGTCTCCGCTCCACGGACCCGCCTTGTGCCTCCGCCCATTTGCGCCATTCGTGCGGAGTCAAATCGTTGCCGGGGACGGAGGAGCCGACCAGGCTCAGTTCGGTTTCAGTGATCTCGTTGGAGAGGAACTCGCAGAGCCATCCAACCGCATCGTGGGCCTCGTCCAGAACCAGCCGGTCGAACGTCCCGATCCCCTTCCCGTGCCCCTGCATGTACATGTAGTAGGCGTAATTGGTCACAACGATCCGCGCCTCCGACGCCTCCCGCACGGCGTCGAAATAGAGGCAGCCGTTTTGCCTGAACGAGCAAGGTGCGCCGGACCTGCAAGGCCCGCTGTCGCACGACTCGGAGACGGGATCGCCAAATTCCCCCTCGGAGAGCCCGACGCAGTTGTAGGCGTTCATCCCCCGCACGTCCACCATGCCCGCTTCCCGGAAGTCGCGCATGAGCTGGGACTGGAGCCCTTTGGTCGAGGTGAGAATGCAGGTGCGCTGGCCGGTCATCAACGCAACCATAACGTACATGAGGCTCTTGCCGGCGCCGGTGGGCATGGCCGACATCACAAACCGCTGTTCGCTGGACATGTGCCTCAGCGCCGCCGCCTCCTGGACCGGGCGCCACTCGGAGAACTTCTCCGGGGCTCCCAGGGCGCTGGGCGGAGGCATGGTGCTCATGAGCATCTAGTGATTCCCCGCAACCGCTCGAAGAGTCTTGATCCCCTTGTAGGTCTGACTCTTGATATTGCCCACTGTGCAGTGCAGCTCCTCAGCCGCCTCCCGGCCCAGGCGCTCGTCCAGGAAGGTGGTGCGGATGATCCGGCGCTGGCTTGGAGGCAGCAGCTCCAGGAGCCGGTCAGCGGTGAGCTTCGCCACCACGTTGTCCAGGTCATGGTCGCGGACGGGAACCTGCATCGGGCTCGATTCGCCGGAGCGAGGGTCAACCGGACCGTCTTCGAGGGAGACAACGGAGTCGAGCGAACGGCGGGCTGCGAGATAGTCCGCGCGCCAAGCCATCCGTGCCTCGTTGAAGGCCACGCGGTAGATCCAAGTGGACAGGTGATCGGGGTGGGCCACGGTGCCCAGCTTGCGCCAGATTTGGAGCCACGCCCGCTGACGCAGATCCTCAGCGTCGCGGCATTGGGAGTAGGCGGCGTGCACGGCCGCGGCGACTAGGCGGCGGTGCTGTTTGTAGACGATGTCAAACTCTTCGCTGGTCATTTGATCCTCCTCATCTTGGCCGGACCCACCGGCTGCTCCTTGCGCTTCTGTTTCCAGCGCCGTTCATCCTTGGCCGTCGCCGCCCACGGGTGGGGACGGGTGCGCCCGCAGGAAAGACAGTAGAGGCCGCGCTTGCCGGACGGGAGAGTGGAGGCCACTTCATGCCGGTGGGCACAGAACAGTTGCGGCTTCACTCGCCCTCCTCGTGGACCTTGGGCCTGCGCACCCGCTTGGGAGGCTTCAACTCCGACGGCGCCACGCCCTTGGACTCGCTCAGCAGCCACTTCCAGGTATCCAGCTTCTTGAGGTAGCGGTCGCGCATCGCCCCGTCCGGCATCTGCTCAAACTGGTAGCGGAGATCAGCGACCAGTTGCCTAGCTGTGCTCTCGTCCCCGTCTCCGACAGCGGAGTCAATCACCTTCTGCGCACGGTCGAATAGTTGCGTGAACCTCTGTTGGTCCTCAGCGTCTCTCACCACACGGATCGCTGCGGTGATCTGCCCCAAGTTCGTGCATTCGGGCTTGATCGAGGCGAGCATGGCCATGCCCTCGTGCCAGCACCAGCGGAGGATGTCGGACGGGGTGCCGAAGGGGAACATGCGGGACAGCACCACCTCCTCCATGCGCCGGCCCCAGTCCTCCGGGGCGCGGAACTGGTAAAGGGTGGCGTGGCCCTTGGAGTCGGACGCGGGGACTAGGTACTCGGAAGGATGCAGTACAGGCTTGCGTTTTTTGCTCATTGCGCCTCCCGCGCGCGGAACGCGCAATCCAGAATGAATATAGGACTAGCCGACACTGTCGCGGTTAGCGCAACCAGTGCCGTCTCCGCGGCTATCGCCACCGGCCTCGCCACCGCGTCCATCCGCACCACCGCCGCCGTTGCGCCACTCGCCGCCCACGACGCCGAATCCGACTCACAGGACTTTGGCACCGCATTCGACATCTCCTGGCTCACCTGCACCGCAGTCCAGTATGATCTGTTTGTGCCGCTAAGCCATTTCGCAGCCCACTCCAACCAGGCAGGATTCCGTGTGACCTTCTGAGCGCACAGAATCCCGAACGTGACAAGCTGGACGGGGCTGAATTCCGGCAAAGGGATCTCCTCCACCGTTCGCACCCGCGAGAAGCCACTCTTGAGTTCGCCGTCATCCTTCCTGGCTCCCGACACCTCCACGGTCCAGAGGCGCGCGGGTTGAAAGGCTGCGTGAATGGGATTCAAGAGCACAGCAAGATAGGGGTGCCGGTAGACGTGAATCCATCCCCCTGTGCAAAGTTCACCAGAACCGGGCGCAGTGTGCTCGACACCAGGACCCCACTGGGTTCTCCCCCTCGTTTGGCTCGCAGCATCGGTGAGCTTGCACCATTGGATATTTTCCATTTCAGCCTCCTAGCTCGATTTCGAGGATGTGCTGCGCAATGACTTCCACAACTTGCGGGACGAGGGAGTTTCCAAGGGCTCTAGATCCCGGCGAAAAGCTTCACCACGGAAAGCGGGTCAATGGCCCCTTCGCGGCGCTGTTCTGTATTACACATTGTCGAGACAATCCCACACTACGCCCGCACTACAGCCGTGTCAATACCCTGAGCGGAATTATTTTCGGGTAGAAAAGAGATGCCCCGCGGACCCATCGGCTGGTCTGCGGGGCGGGGAGTGTGCGGGCAGTGTTTGGTGCTGCGGTTGGACTAGGAGGAGCCGATGTGTCTCAACCAGCACTATACCACAGCCGGCTGTATGCCCTGTGCCCCTCCGCCCCCACGCCCCGCCTCCGCCCGCGCCCCTAGACGCGCCCGCCGGGATGTCAGCGTAGCCGCTTCGCGGCTACTTGCACCCGGTCAGCCACGCCCAGGGAACCCCTTGCGCGGTCCGCAGCGGTGGCGGCGTGGGTGGGGGCGGGGGTTCCGCTCGCCGCTCACTGTTTACTCCCCGCCGTGATACCGTGATTGCAGGGGCCATTCATGGCCCACTCAAAGGAGTCCCAAAATGAATATTCTCGGAATCATTGGCGCCGTCACCAACGTGCTGCCCTTCGTCGAAACCATCATCACCAGCGTGGAATCCCTCTTCGGGGGCGGGAACGGGGCGAGCAAGCTCCAGGCCGCGACCTCCGCCACCATCGCCACTCTGCAAGCCTACGCCACCGCCGCCGGCACTTCGCTGCCCGCGACCATCGAAGCCGACATCGCCACGGCCATCTCGGCCAACGTGAAGGTCATGAACGATCTGGGCCTGCTGCTCCCGCCTGGCTCCCCCAGCAACGTCGTGGTCAAGTCCGCGGCCGCGGGCAAGTAGTCTCACCACAACTCTCACCAAAACACGATGGCCCCGGTTCCTGCAAAGGTTCCGGGGCCATTATCGTGTAGGGCCGACACCGGGAGGAAGCCTCCCACACCCTATCCATGTTCGGGCTTGTGTATCGGTGCCCTCAGGCTATCACAGCTCCGCGAACGTCGTACCCGTCTCCACCCCCAGAGCACGCGCCAGGCTCAGCGCATACCCCGCCGAATCGTTGGCATCCGACGCCGGCGCATACCCCGGCCACCCCGCCCCGTCCCCGGCGATGAACTGCTCGATGGTCTGGTCCGGGTAGTGCGCCGCGTGGTTGGTCAGGTCGAGATGCAACTTCTCCCAACCCGTTGCGTCATCGGGGAAGATCGAGAACCCACCATCATCCTGCGGGTAGCCCGGCCACGATCTGAGATCCCCCGGGTTGCAGTTCCGGGTCGGGCGGGCGCCGGGGACTCCGAACCCCTCTTGCTCCGCAATCGCCTTCGCCATCCCGTCCAGGTTCTCTTGGGTCACCGCGCGCCTCCCAGCATCCGCTTCGCCAATTCTACCCCGGCCGTGCAGGATGTGGCCAGCGCGCCCCAGATCACCCACCGCAGCCGCTCCAGCGCCCTGAGCCGGGTCTCCACGTCCGAGCGGACCAGGGCGTCGTCGCGGTCCTTCTTGTCGAGGCGCGCCTCGATCCCGGAGACGATGGTTGCGGTCTCAATCAGGATGTCGCGGTCGCTCTTGCCGGCCCAGCTCATTCACCGCTCCCGGCCGGAGGAGTGGGCTGCTTGAGGTACTGGGCCAAGCTCCCGCGGAGGATCTGCGAGGCGTGGTAGGCCCACTGCGCGAAGTAGGATGCGTTCTTGGGGAGGGGGGGCATCCCGCTCAGGACGGCGCTGAGGATGTAGGCCGCGGTGAGGGTTTCGATGCCGTGGGTGTTGATGAAGTGAAGCAGCGGGCTCATGGTGATCGTCTCCTTTGCTACATGCAGTTCCAGGCAGAGCCGGTAGACACGGCTAGCACCACATCGGTGCCCCCGCCGACGCAGGCTCCGATAGTAAAGGTGGTCGCGTCCGTGACCACCACGGTTGCGCCAACACCCGATGTTGAGGCGGATGGAAGCGTTGCGACGGTGTAGGTTGGCAATTTGGGAGCGCCAGTCAGCGTGGGTGATGCGACAGTGGGCGATGCCGACATGACCGCGGTTCCGCCTGTGCCGGTCTGCCCGGTGATGGCCGTTCCGCCGTTGATGGACAGCGAATTGAAAAGGCCCTCCCCGCTGGCGTTGATGACGGTTGTGCCGTTAACCTGGTAGTCGCATCCAGTGCAGTTGAACAGCGAGGCGCTGATATTCCCGGAGTTTGTGATGCTCCAAGCGTCCGCACTATTGGCGGCGTTACGACCGTCAACTTCCAGCGCGGAAGTGTTGTCGGGCGGCACGATGTGCAGGGCGATTGACCCAGAATCGCCCGCCGTGATGCTGGCCCCGAAGGTATGAAATTTCTGAAACAGCGCGGCTTCTTGCCACGTGTCTCCGGCGGTAGACGACCCAACGGAAATTCCGTACAGGGGGCGATTGCTGCCGCCGGAAAGCACCAGCAGGCCGTTTTCCTGGTTGCTCTGGCCGTCGGTGGCATCCGTTCCGTTGTTGTTTAGATCAAGCTCGGCCCCAGTCGCGTAGTTGTTGTGGTCTGCGTACTGCGTCACGGTGTTGAAGGCCCAGATGGGGCGATCCCCGCCGGTCCGTTCTGCCGCCGAAAACAATCCAACCGCCTCCGCAGCGCCTGGAGTTGACAGCGTCCCGCCAGCGGCGGCATGGACCTGGAAAGCCGAGTTGAATATGCGATTTGTGGCCCCGCTTCCGGCGTAGGCGTCGCTGAGGAAAATCGGGATATAGGCGGACGTATTGCCAATCACTGACTGAGTGCCGCGCACATCGAAGAAGTCAACGCCATTCGGCGGCGATGCCGAAACCCCGCTCCCGAGCCCCGTAGGCACCCAGCAGATGCCATTGGCCCCGGCAAGGGATGCCGAGCAGGCGTCTAGCTTGCCGGGCACGGTCGCCCCGCTGAACTGGTCGGCATAGCGCACCTGCTCGATGTTCTGCCCATTCAGCACCCCGTGGCTGGTCCAAGTGCTGTACAGGTCCCCTCCCGCATCGCTGCGCACCACCATCTGCACCCCGTTCGGGTTCGCAAAAGTGAGCCCGCTCAGGCCCGACGAGATCGGGGGGTTGCTGACCGTGAACCAGGTGCTCCCGCTCCAAGTGTTGACCGTGTAGGCGCCCAGCGTGTTGGTCTTGATCTGATACGTGGTCCCCGCCACCCCGGCCGCCACTGCGCAGCCGCATGATCCGCTGGGGGTTGCCGGCGTCGTGGTGAGCAGCACATCGTAGGTGGCGGCTCCCTGCGCGGGGAACCAGGAGACGCTGAGGTAGTTCGAGCTGGTGAGCACGGCGGGGGCGTTCCGCACCATGAATCCCGGCGACGGGGTGGCGTTGCCGATCGTGTAGTCCGCCACGATCCAGACGTAGTAGATCTGCCCGCCGGGCTGCCCGATCACGTTGATGGTCGCCTGCTGCACGGGCTGGGGGTTCTGTGCATTCGGGAAGGTGATCTGGGAGGTGGTGATCGGAGGGGCGGCCTGCGCGGCGCAGATCGGGGCCGTGGCGGCGAGGAGCAGTGCGAGGATGGGGAGAAGGCGCTTCATGGGGTGTATTCGGTGAGGCGGGATTGGATGAAGGTCATAGGGTCTCCTTTACGGCTAGTGCCGGGAGCCCGTGGTCATAGTCTATTTCACCAGGAAGTACAGCCCCGCCGCCAGCCCGGCCAGCAGCACCCATCCGGGCAGACCGGTCGCGGCCGTCGCCGCGCTGGCCGCGCTGGACACAGCCGAGAGCGGATTCGCCGCCGCAAGCTGGGACGCGGCCGGAGATCCCGCCGGGGGGGCCACGGTCTGAACGTAGGCCAGCAGGTCGCTCACCACCTGCTGGGGGGAATCAATCGTCTTGCAGTCAATCGAGGCCGACCTGGAACCCGCCGGCACTCCGCCTTGGGAGCCACAGGCGATGTCCACCGGGGTCGGGGGCGCGCCGGTCCAGTCGGTTGGGCGCTGGAACTGCTGGGGGGCGGATTGGAGGATCTGCTGGATGGAGGTCGATCCCTGCGAGGGAGTGATCTGGCCGGTCTCCACCTGATAGGCGATTTGCCGTGCGTTGAGCATGGCCGCGATTTGCGTATTGGCGTCGGCGCGCTTGACGCATCCGATGGTGCCCAGCGTTCCGCACTTGAACAGGTCTATGACGTAGGGCGCGGCCACGGCGGCGAGGCCGATGATGGGAACCGCGGCACCCAGCACGGACGCCGCCCCGGTGATCCCGGCCCCGGCGGCGGCCTGCGCCCCGGTCTTGGCTGCGACCTGCGCGACACCCAGGATTGCGGAGGTATTCGGCATTACAGCATCATCCGATTGAGTGCGCCCCGGTTCCCGTCATAGGTCTCCGGCGCCCAGGAAGGGACCATAGAGGGCGAAAGCGCGGGGGCAGGCTGCGCGACGGCCGGCGCGGGCGCGAATGATGGAGCCCCTGCGACGGGGGCCGCGGGGGGCAAGGCTTGCGGGAGGGCGTAGGGACCGGACACCTGCGGGATCACCGATGCGATTCCCACGTTCGGGGATGCAGTGGCCGTGGTGGCCGGGGTGGAGTTCGAGTTGGACCACCACCAGTAGAGGCCGATCCCGACCAGGCCGAATACCAGCAGCTTTTCTTCACCGCTCACGCTGCCTCCTAATGGGGGATCGAACCGGCGCTGTTGTCGGTGTTGAGAACGTTGCCATTCGCCGCCACTTGGCTATTCGCCCCGTTCTGCGAAGTGTAGAGCAGCTCCACAAAACAGCCGGTGGAGGGATCAACCGCCGACGTAGCCGAAGTCGAACAAGCGACGTAGAGGTTCTGGGACGAGTAGACGGGGGAGGGGAGGGTGAGAGTGACCACTCCGCTCCCGGCCACGGGCACGATGAGCTGCGGGCTGGTGCTCACCGTGGCGTTATTGCCGATCTGAACATAGACGGGGGTGGCGGAGTTTGGATTCTCAACCATCACCCCGTAGACGAAATTCCCCACGGTGGTTGGTCCGCCGGGGGCGGTGACGACGTGATCCGGGGTGCTCTTCAATGTTGCGTCAATGTAGGTGGCTGTGCTGGGAACAAATGAGACCTTGGTGGCCGCGCTGCTTGCCCGCGACTCACCACCAATCGGCGCCGCTCCCGCGGAGCCGGTGTAGAAGCCTGTTAACGTGATGCTGGGGTCCAACCCGCCGGAAGCGGTGGGACTAAAAATAGCGAGCCGGACTGCACCGTAGTAGCCTTCTCCGCTCAGCGTGGTACACCCAACCAGAAACCCGGTTGTCGCCGGCGTTGCGATGGGTTGCTGGGAGGTGATGGCAAAAAAGTGGACATCATCGGAGGACGCTTCCAGTTCAAGCTCCGCCGAGCCCGACGTAGTACCTCCATTCAAGGTAAGGCAGGCGTAGAACTGGTGGGCGGACTGGCCGACATTGCGGAAGTCGCTGGATACGGTCGTGCCCGCTCCACTGGCGAGGGTGACGGTGTAGACCTGCGACACCGACTGTGCGCGGACCAAGGGGGCGTAGACGGCAATCGCCGCCGCGAAGAATGTCAGCGTTGTGATAAATTTCCTCATAGTGCCCCCCACGATCCCGCACCCCGGACGACTCCGGGAGCCCTAATATGCCTTGGCCGAGAACGCGATCACGTCGGCCAGCACCACCGTGCCCCCGACCGTGCATCCCGTCGCGCTGGTCGCGCTCTGCGTAAGCAGATCGGCGGGCGTGGTGATGTCTCGCGCCTCGCAGAACCAGCCATGGGGAGCCGTGATCCCGAACGCGAAAGCCGCCGTGCAGCTCGTGGCTCCGGCCGTGAACGATCCCGCGGTCGCGCCCCCGGTCTGCGAGCCCGGCGTGCCACATCCGGTAATCGGCGGCGCCGTGCCATTGGTGATGCTGCCCGAACTGGTAAACACCCCGGCGGAGGTGATCTGCGAGATCGTGGCCCCGGTCGAGGATTCGAGCAGGAACGGGGTCGGCCCGGTGAGGGTGGACGGCTGGATGGTGAGGTTGGTATTGACCAGAACCTGCCAGAACGTCGCGGCCTGCTGCGCCCAGAGCGGGATCGAGATTGCGGTTAGGCCCGCCACCAGGGCGAGCGAGATTAAGAGAGCTTTGGTGTGCTTCACTGCATTCCTCCTTGCGCCGCGGCGCTTACGACCCATCCATGGAACTGGGCGGCGGTCATGACCCCGCCCACCTGCGCAACCGTCGTGGTGACGGTGGCGGTGAGCACGTCGCCCTGCGCCAGCTCCACACTCGAAATGTCCATCCCCGGCCCGAACGCGGCCCCGTTCGAGGAGCCCACCTGGAACTGGAGATTGCCGAACCCGTTCACCGCGGCGCCGTTGACCCGAAGACGCCAGATCACCTGGCCGGTTCCGTCCGGCGGATTGCCCCCAATGTGGGTGATCCACAGCCACCGCAGCCGGCCGATGTAGCCGCTGGGAACGGTGTAGGCGATGATCTGGGTCTCGGTGTTGATTGCCGGGTAGGCGATGGAGCCGGAGACGAGAAACTCCTGCGAGTTCGGCGGCCCCTCCCAGTAGTTTGGCCTGGTGTACCGCTTAAGGGTCACCCGCGTCTGGCGGAAGCCCCGGATCAGCAGTGCTTGCTCCTGCATCATTGCGGCACCTGCCCCGGCGGGATGTGGTTGAGGCTCGCTCCCCAAACCACGATCTGAATGTCCACGGTGTTGACCTGCTCCATGGAGCGCAGCTCGAAGCCCAGCACCTCCCCGGTGTCAATCAGGTAGGGCGACTTGAGGAACGCCGGATGCTGCGCCGTGCCGTAGGCGTTGACGTTGAGCGCCATGGTCTGGTCGAGATCGCGCTGGAAGGACCCGTGCCGGTGGAAGGCGTCGGCCTGGAACCCAACCCCGGTCCCGCCGATGATCGAGTGGGTGAAGGCCCAGATCAGGAACGGGATGCCGGGCGCGATGTAGTTCTGCCCGGTCCCGTTGGCCGGGATCTGGAGGAAGTTGAACGGGATGCGGTAGAGCCGCCCGTCCTGCACCTGCGCCGGGTTGGGCAGGTTGGCTTGGGTCCGCACTCCCTGCTGGGGCAAGTACCAGTTGATCGCCGTCGCCATGGGGGCCTCCTAGTAGGCGGCCCCGTAGGTGCCGTTGGGAACGATCTGGTAGCCGATGAGCACGAGCTGGATGGTGTTGTTGGCCCCGGACGTGTCCTTCACCGTGAACTGCACCTGGCTGCTCTGCCGGAAGGTGTAGGGGGTCAGCAGCGGCATCGGAAGCTGCGCCGTGCCCCACTCGTTCACATTGTTGATCGGCGCCGGGGACATGTTGTAGTTCCGGGTCTGATCGTAGATCTGGCAGGTGAAGATGCCGGTCGAGGAGGCCACCGCGAAGAGCCAGCGGAAGGGGTAGTTGACGATCTGGATGTTGGTGACCACACCCGCGTTCGCGGCGAGGTAGGTCTGGCCGGGACTGATGATCGGAACGACGAAGCGGTAGAGGTAGGGCTCGGGCGGGAGGGAGTTGGGCGAAGCGGGCATGGGATCAGTCCTCCGTTGCAGAAGGAAGGAACCGGGGAAGCACTGCACTCCCCCGGTTCGGGTTGATGGGAACTACCGCACGTTGCGGTAGAGGATGCCGTGTATGTTGACCCAGAAGTTCAGCCCCACACCCACGGTGTCCTCGGTGACGCTGGGGACGGCGGGAGTGGCGCTGAGCAGGGTGGGCGGAGTGCCCGGCGTGGTGAAGGAGACCAGGAACTGCTCCTGGACCCAGATGGCGATGGGGATGCGGAACTTGTAAACGTTGTCCCGCACCGGCACCCCGCCGCTGACCGAACCCGCCAGCAGGGCGTCGGTGGCGAGGTTGGCGCCCTGGTTGGCCACGGCGTTGCGGACGGGCACCGAACCGCCGGGGATCATCAGCGTGGGCAGTTGCAGGTACACCTTGCTGGAGACCTGGAACTGAAAGTAGGAGTTGATCCCGAACGCCACGATGTCCTGGAAGGAGCAGTTCGGGACGTAGGTGATCGAGATGCCGGTCACGACGAACGCCTGCGAAGCCGGCAGGGTGCCCTGGCCGGACATGTTGGTCTGCACCGGGGTCTTGCTGGAGACCCCGCCGGCCGCGGTCTGGAAGAGGGAGATGGAGGCGGGAACGGCGGTGCCGGCCGCGATGGTTTGGTTGTCGTAGAGGGTCCAGTCAACGATTTCGGCCTGGCCCAGGGAGGCGAAGGAGGATTGAAGAGCTGCGGTGCTCAACTGCCCCTGCGCATTGGCGACGGCTGCTTGCTGTGGAGTCATGGAGTGTCCGGTGTCCTAGGATTTTGAGCGGAGGCGCGAGGACATCGCGCCCCCGGAAACGGCCGGTTTAGATGACCCCCGGCGAGCTGCCGGCGGAGATGCCCAGGGTCCCCGGAATGCGGGGCGGGAAGGAGTTGGGAGGGAAGGTGCTGTAGGCGGTGTAATCGCCCAGGCCGTTGCTGGAGTAGAACGGGTCCCCCAGGCCGCTGAGTGCAGCGGTCGCGGCCGGAGCCACAACCATCTCGTACAGGCGCTGAGCCGCCTGCGCGATGCCGCCGGCGAGGATGCCCAGAGCGATGTCCGGGTCCACGCGCAGCTTCTCGGCCACGAGCGAAAGCCCGTAGGCCACGGCCACGTTGGCGCCGACGCCGATGTAGCCAACGTTGTTGGCGCCGAGCAGGGCCTGCGCCAAGCCGCGGGTGGCGATGCCGCCGCCGGCCGCGCCGATGCCGACCATGAGGGCGGTCTTGAGAGCCGGGTTCCGCCGACGCCCGCGCCGGTTGCGCACGCGGATGAAGGTCGGGTTGCGCCGGCGCCGGCGGGGATTGGCCGCGCGATGGGCGCGAACGGCCCGGCGGCGGCGGCGATGGGGGTTTGCGGCGCGGGTGGACCGACGCCGGCGGCGGTGGGGATTTGCCATGATGAGTAGACCTCCTGGATTCCGGCGGCTCCGTCGCCGGGGGTTCATTGCCATGCGGACTCGCATTTCGTTCGCTCCTTCCGGCGACCGCCCAATAAAAAACCCCCACGCGGGCGCAAGGCCCGGTGGGGGATGGTTTCGGGTGGTTCGGATTCTCGCCGGGGCTAGTTCGTGATGCCCTCCGGCTTCACCGTGTACGCCCCGCCGACGATCAACAGGCGATGGTCGCGCCGGTCGTACACCAGCAAGGGACGCTCACCTGTCTCCTCGCCTAGTTCATGGTAATAGTCTATGGTTTCGTACTTGTCAAACCCTTTTTTGGCCTCGTAGGTGATCTCCTTGATGGTCCCCAGGATGATCTGGTCCTTGCAAGCAGCTTCGCCCCATTCGCGCTCCATCTCTTCAAGGCAGTTTTCAGGGAGCTGCTGTTTTTCCCCGATGACGTAGAGGGACTGAGAATCGGGATCGGCTGCGAGGTGAACCCCTTCCTCCCGCGTGAACTTGATTTGTTGGAGCATCCGCCCCCGGCCAATGAGTTTGATCTTGAGCAGACCGCCCAGTTCGGCAACGTCGGTGGGGACGCTGGTGGAGAGATCAAAGGTTCCGATCCGGTGCGGGCCGCGGCCGTGGAAGGAGGTGTAGAGATCTTCGGCGGCGGGGGCGATGTCCACTTCGGGGTTCCGATTGCGCTTACTGGTAGATGTTTTTATTCGGTAGGCGGAAATGTTGACAGGACGCCCTCCACGTTCGACATACAATTTTTGACCATCACCGGAAATTGTGAATAGGTGCTCATCTTGTGGACGATTGAACACCCAGGGGCGGGATTGACGAGCGGAATCCACAGTGACAGTGCCTCTAGCCCGGAGAGTGTCCGCGATCCTGATTAGGAACCCGATCATTGCCGGGTTCGCCTTCCGCTCCCCGCCTGCCGCCACGGCCCGCGCCGCGTCCGGGGTCTCTTCTTGCTTCTCAGTCGGGTTTGCTTTCCGCAAGAAAGCTGCAATCTCCCTTCCACAACCCTGCTCCCAGAATCTCAAGTCAGAGCTGGTAATGGATCTGGTGAACTCGTAAGGGGTCGTGCGGGCGTAAACCTCTGCTATACGAAGTGCCCGCTCCTGATCCTCCCGATCCATCTGCCGATGCAGCTTCCTGTCCTCCTTCGATTCTCCTTTCACAACCCAGGTAGGGCAAGTGGAAGGATTCGCCTTCCGCTTCCCGCCCACCGCCACGGCCCGCGCCGCGCTCTTGTTGCCAGCATCCACCAGCTTCTCCAGCAACTGATCCCGCTTCCTGGTCCGGTCCTGATCCTCCAGCCGGAGCCCCCGCGCACGGGCGTAGGCCGCAGGGCGCTGCTTGAGCACCCGCTTGGCGCGGGAGAAGTCCTCGTGCTTGCAGAGGGAGACGGATTCCTCCTTCTGGAGATCCCGCACCTCGTCCAGCGTGGCCTCCTTGCGCTTGGGACGGGAGAACAGGGAACGAAGCGATGGGTTCCTGACCGCTCCCAACCGCTCCTTGGCGGCTGCAATGCGCTTCGCTGCCTGTTCGCTAGATTCAGCTGAATATGCAAAGACCCGGTCGTCAATGAACGGAGTCCATGGCCTTTGACTACTTTCTGACATCCGAACGGCCGTCAGCATTGCTGCGCGATTGGACCATGTACGAACCTCGGCATTTCCCCAGCCGGGTGCTGAGCGCGTCGCTGCTCGCTCCGGGTGTGGGGGCTCCCATCCCGTGTTGAGGCTTGCGGTGCTGACAACTTCGCGGGTTGGGTTGGAGGAACGGAGCGATGGATTCCGCTTTGATTTCATAAGCTGCTTCCTCCCCTTCGCAGTCAGCACATCAACCGTGTCGTGAGGCCCCTTCTGGATCACTCCATCCGCCACGCGCAGAGTCCACCTGGACCCGCGCGGGATCTTCTCCAGCACCTTCTGCGCCCCACGCAGGGTCACAACGTAGTCGCCCACCCGCACAGCCTCCACTGAACGAGGGCGCGTCAGGCCGGCGTCAAAGAGGCTGTCGAGGTAGGTGCTCCACACGTCCGTTGAGGGGTTGCGCTCTTTCTTGGCGAGTTCGATTCGGTGAAGCACGTCCGCAAGCTGCCTCTGCGCGCCTTGAACAGTAGGTGGGTAGCTCTCAATCGAAGAGGTACGCAACAGTCTATTCAACAAACCTTTAACCGCCCGCAGCTCCTTGAGGCTGTCCCCGAACACGCGCATGTACGCGAAGCGGTTCCCGATCTGCCTCTCCAGGTTTCGGAGTTCCTGCGGATAGGTCATCCGATGAGCCCCTGCGCCCTCAACACCGCCTGTTGCGCCTGCATCTGCGCGCTGATCTGGATGCTCGCCTTGATCGGCTCCAGGAGCAGGCCCATCGCCACCTGATACGTCGCCGGCTCCAGGCCGTGCGCCAGCGTCCCTTCGGCCATCATCTCCGAAACGATCTGCCCCGCCGCGATGGACGCGTCCTTGATGCACTTGCGCAGATCGAGGGTTGTGGACTGCCCGACGACCGCGCCCACCGGGCCGCGCATCGGGATCGGACCTTTGCCGTTGCCGTTGCCATTCATGCTCATCGTGAACCTCTCAGGGATTTGAGGAACTCTGCGGCCTCCGCATCCATCTGCTTGCGGGTCTGCCTCAGTATATCCCGCGCCCGTCCGGGGGGAGTGAACTCTATTGCGAAGTCAAAGAAGAGATGGAGTCCCACCGCCCGGAGACCCTCGACCATCCGGTCGCGCTCACTGGGAGTCAGTGGCGGCGATCCGGGGTGCGGGTTGAATGGCTTGGGCGCCGGGGCGGGTTTGGCGCGGGGGGCGTCGTAGAGCTTGCGCTTGGCCGGATCGCTGAGGGTCTGGTAGGCTGCGGCGATCTCTCGGAACTTGGAAGGGTCCCCCCCGTGGTCGGGGTGCAGTTTATTCGCTTTGCGCCTGTACGCGGTCTTGATCTCGGTAAAGGACGCTGTGCGCTTGACGCCAAGCACCTGGTAGTGAGATCTCATCTCCGCCGCCGATGCCCTCCCCCGCCACCGAACCCGCCACCCATGAACTCCATCAACAGCCACACCGCTCCCGCCGCCAGCCCCAGGGCCAGAATCGGGTTCGCCTGGACCCAAGCGGTGATCGTGTCCACGTAAGAGGTTCCGGCGACAGACGGGAGAACGTCGCCCGTTGTGGGGTCAATGTAGGCGTAGGGATCGGTCGAGGGCGGGATGTTGCCCGCGGCGGGATACTCGAACGACGTTGTGACCCCGGCCGGGGCAGGGACGGACGTAGAGGTGGGGGCGGGAGCTGGAGCCGGCGCAGGAGCTGGGGTTGGGGCCACGAGGCCGAGAAACGGTCCCTGCATGTTCCCCGGCGAGATCGGCGACGGGTAAAAGACGGGATGGTTCCCCGGCCCCGGAAGGCGGGCGCCGACGACCTGACGCCAGTTGGGGTCCAGAGCCATGGCCTACCGCTTCCGTCCGTTGCGGGCGCGGGCGGCGCGGAGCCGGCCCAGGCGCATCCGGCGGAGAAAGAGTTGCTTCTTGCTCATGCGCTTGGGGTTCGCCTTCTTGCGCTTGCGTCCTTGGCGGGAGAAGGAGGCGTAGGTTGTGTTCTTGCGCCGATGCGCGGCGGGCTTCTTGCGCCGGCGCTTGGCGGCCTTGGCCTTCTCTCCCGCGCGCTTCCGGCTGTAGGGGCTCTCGTCCTTGACCAGGACGCGCTTGCCCTGGTAAGAGATCATGCGTTCCCCGGAGCGGATCGGATGGAACCGGCCCACGGCGTCAATGAAGCCGCCGATGTTGGCCTTGCGTGCGACCCGCCGCCGCTTCGGGCGGGGAGCGGATGCGGCGCCCACCAGCTTGACCGGTCCCCGGATCTTGTGAGCCCGCTTGAGCGCGGCAAGCACCTTGCGCGCCCCGGCGAACTCCGCCTTGCCCTTGAGTCCCAACGATTTTTCAATCGGCATAGTGTCTCCGTTCTATTTCACGAGTTCAACAACCAGAACTGCACCCACCATGGCGGCGACGATCCATACCCACGTAGGAACCCTGCTCGGCAATCCAAGCGGGTTGGAAATTGGGGGGGATGGAATACTTCCACTGTCCGGGTTGGTTCCGGTCAAAAGATCAAACAGGGCACCAGCTCCCGGTGAAACTGCGGCGATATCGGACGATGCAATGTCCCACGCGGATGGAGTGTAGAGGGAAGCCGCCACTCCCGGCCCTCTGGGCGTCAAAGGCACAGAAGGGAATCCGGTTATTGGATTGGGTGCCGTAGCGGTAGCTACACCTGGTCCAAAAGACTCACCGGGAAGCACATTGACTGTCGGCTGACGTACAGGAGCGTACCCCGGTCCCTGCGTGCAGTACAGTTCGGCATTTGCCATCGTGACGGGGTTCCCAGAAAATAGCGGCGAATTCCCATCCGCCATCCACTGATTGCACAAGGCGGGTTGATCCCCTAATCCTCCCGCACGAATCAGCGCCCGGTATGCATTCCCCAGTGGCATATTCCTACCGCTTCCTCCGCCCGGAGATCAGGGCAAGGATCACGATCACGGCAACACCGATCCCGCCCCACTCCAGAATAGTGGACGTGCTCAGCGTCCCCGGCGCCGGGCCGGTCGCGGTGATCAAAGCAGGGGTCGGGACCGCAACCGGATTGAATATCCCGGTGAGGGTGTTGAGGAACCCGCCCATGGTCGAGGTTGCATTGGCCCCGCCCGGCGCCACCTCCCCGTAGGCAATCTGCTGCGCCACCTGCGGGTTGGCCGCAAGGGGGTCCAGCGTAACGGGCACTGGAGCCGTCCAGGAGGGTGGAGGGGCGATCCCCGCCGTGGCGCCGGTGTCAATGGTGCTGATTAGCGAATCGAGGGTCGAGTCCCCAAGCCCGCCCGCCCGCCGGGCAGCCGCCGCGATGTCCCAAGTGCTTGCGCCAAGGTATGCCATGATGTCACCGCTTGGAGATGGAGAACAGCAAGACACCGCCGAGAGCGAAGCCAGCGAACCACATCCATGCCGGGATCGTCGGGGTGAGGGAGTTGTAGGTGCCCACCGCCCCGGTCTGCAATTGGCCCGGAGTGGCAAACGGATTCGCGGCGGTTGAAGTCTGGACCGACGTGAGGGTGGAGCGGTTCCCGTAGGCCACATTGGTTGCGGCGCCTTGGGCGAGAGCGGTGATTGCGGGCGAGTTGAGCACCGCGGTCAGATCCGATGCGAGATCTCCGAGTCCGGGCATGGTCCCTCCATTCCTGCACGCCCCGTTGCAGCCGGAGCAGCCGAGCCCGCCGCGCGGGCAGCCGGCGGGGCCACTGAGCCCGCTGAGCCCGTTGAGCCCCTTGAGTTGGCCCAGGCCGAACTCTGCGCCACCGGCATTGGCCTGTGCGGTGTCGAACTGGTATCCGCTAGCGTCGTCCAGAGTGGGATCGAGCATAATCTGCTCCCCAGTACGCTTGTTGGCAGCAACAACATAGACGTGCGACCAGGGGGCGGATGGATCGTTCTCCTGCCCGCGCGGCTTGACCACGTGGAAGCGATTGGAGATGCCCACACTGTTGAGCAGGGCGGAGAGCAGAGTAGCGAAGTCGTCGCAATCCCCGGTGTGCATGCGCAGGGTGACCACGGGGGTCTGGAGGGATTCCTGCACAGCGTCGTTGTGCTCGCCGGTGAACCGGATGGTGTGGTGGATCCAACCGCTGAGCGCGCGGGCCTCGGCGGACTCATCGCGCGCGGGAACTTGGTTCTCGACAAGGATGTGGGAGGCGAGCTGGCGAATCTGCGCGTTCTGTGCACCCTCCCCGCCCAGAGCCATGGCCCGCATGAACGTGAGTGTGCGGCCGACGCCGGCGTTGCCGCTGGGCACATCGAACCGCTTGAGTTGGATGGGTTGGGACACCTGGCTGAGCGGAGTGAATCCGGCGTATGGCATCGTTCCTCGATTCTACGCCCGCCCAACCCATCCCCGACCACGCGCCCGCTGCGCCCGCGGCCCATCCCCCGACGTGCCGACAACACAGCGTGCAGCATGGCCGGGGGATGGGTGGCCGTGGCTGACGCCCAACGGGAACTGAATAGCACAGGTGCCGGGGGCGGGTCAAATAAAAGAAGGGCCGGAGGACGATGCCCCCGGCCCTGTGAGTTGCGGCAAGATCAGGATATCACATAGACTGCGACCCCGACCGCGACCACGACCCCGACCACGACCGCGACCCCGAGCGCGACCACGACCACGACCCCGACCACGACCGCGACCGCGACCACGACCGCAACCGCGACCACGACCGCCGATTCAGTTGCCACGTGGGGAGCATCATCACTTCTGCTCCCGCAACAGCGCGTGCGCCCACGGAATGACGGCGCACACCGCTCCCCGGTTGATGAAGCAGATATCCGGGCAGGGCTCGACCTCTTCGGCCACGCCATCCGCCAAGAACTGCTGGAACCGCCCCGTGTCGGCGATCCAGGCGGCGCCGCTCAGCACCAGCCAGTCCTTGCTCACCGCGACGAGCCTTCCCGTCCAGTGGTCGGAGACGGTGCGGACGTGGTAGTTCGCGCCGATTTTCAGTGCAGTTGCGAACACTTTTTTCTTTGCCATAAGTTCTCCCGCCGCCCCGGACTTCCTGCGGCTGCCTGTTCTGTTTACGGTTTCAGTCCCGACCGGCGCCCAGACCGCGATTGTGAAGCATCATCGTTTTCTTCATCACGCCTCGAACTTGTGGCCGCCGGGATGCCCAGCCGGGAAAGAGCACTGCACCAGCCCCCCGAAGCTGGCGGGACACCGCGCCGATTCCATCTGGTTAGGATATATGCACGGCTCCTCCCGCGTCCATCGCCCTTCCTGTGAGCAGAGCGGGCAGGGAGGAGGTGGCAACTTTGATTCCCTCCACAGGCAGAAGAGGGAACTGGCCTCGAACATGAGGGAGATCGTGGCTAGAGTCCAGTCGCGGATCATCCACGAGGCGATGGCGCCCTCGAAACCGAAGATGCCCACGGTCAGGTAGAACATCATCCATCTGATGCTTTGTCTCACGCTGTCTCCCCGTTCTTGCGCTTCGCCCACCGCGCCTGGCCGGCCTTCTTGGCCAGCGCCGAGCGCTGTTTGGGGGTCATGGCGCCCATGCGCGCCCTGCCCCCCAGTTTGCCGAGCGCCGATGCAGCCCGGTTCTTCTTCTTGGGTTTTTCCATTTTAGTCCTCCCACCTCTCAGACAGCCGACTCCCCAGCCGCGCGCGGAACTCCAGCGGCACCTCCGACGTGTAGACCCTCAGCCGGGGCTGGTTGACCCGCCGGGCAGTCCGCCACACCGCGCTTTGCCAGTCGGACTTCCACTTGCGTCCGACACCGTAACCGGGGCGATGCCGGTTGATGCGGTCCGCCGCCCCTTCCCGGAACTCCCGCACGGCCTCCGCCGCCGTGATAGGCCACCAGCCGCAGCAGCCATGCTTGAGAACCGTGTCCGGCGGGAGAGCCATAGCCGTGCGCCACGCCCGCGCGTAGGCGCCGAGTGGGATCTGCTTGCCGTTCGCCAGTACGATCACGCGCACAGCCATCAGACTTCCTCCGCGCGCAAATGCGCGCAGACCGGGCAGTTGGTCTGGTCCGAGCAGCCCCGCCGATGGACACGGGCCGCGATGCGCCACTCCTCCAGCGACGCGAGCGCCTGAAAGAAGTTCTCCATCCACGCCCGCCGAGAACTCAGCAGGCTGTCGAGGAGTTCGTTGTCCCCCTCTATTGTGGCGTTTACCGCGCCTCTCATTCTCATTTCAGTTGCCCCTCCTCAGGGCATCCCCACTTTCGCCGGTGAGGGCGGGCTAGGCTACTCCTCCACCTCGACACTCTCGACACTAGGGGCATCGGACGCCAGCGTATCCTGCCCATCCTCCCAACGGACGAAGCCCAGCAGGCTGGGCTGGCCGGTAGCCAATAGCGTCTCTCCGGGGGCCATCACTGTGCCGATGGCCGGATCGAGGCACCCGGTAGAGCTGTCGCGCCAACGGACCCGGGTGCCGGGCTTAAGCGCCCCAAACTGCTTCGTTGTCATCTTCCTTGCCCCTCCCAGGGCATCCCCACTTTCCCGGTGGGGGCGGGCTAGATCGTCCGGCCCGGCAGGACCAAAAATTCCATCTGCGGGCTACCCGGCTGGACAGCCAGCGCCATCCAGTCGGCTCCGCACCGCGAGCACCTGACCACGATCAGGGAGTAGCTGGGGTGCCAGACCAGCCATTGGCCAGTCCCCGCCGGGCAGTCGGGGCAGCCCAGCCGCGCGAATTGCAGGGGCAGGTCGGCTGCCCCCGCCACGGGGATACTAGTCATTGGGGCGAGCCCACTCGCCCCGATTCAGGCGGCCCTGGTTCTGCTCGCTGCGGCGTACCGCCCCGCAGGAGCAGCGGTCCACGACCAGCAGGCTTCCGTGCGCGCGCTGGCGCAGAGAGTCCGCTGCGCAGGCGTTGGGCGTGACGCAAGCGGTCCAACCGCGTTCGGTTTGTTTCGCCGTGATGGCGCGATGCCGATGAGTAGCCATTGTCCTCGCCCCTCCTTGGGGCATCCCACCTTTTGCCGGGTGGGGCCGGCTATAGTTCCTTCGCCGTCACCATCGCCCGCTCCGCTTCGGCCTTAGCTGCCGCTTGCGTCCTGCAAACTCCTCGCCCCACGCACGCATCCCCCATCCCGGTGCGGCTATAGGACTCCACTTGCCGGGCGCGGTCGCTTACGGTCCAGTGCCAGGCGCGGCCGTGGCCGTGGCCCCTCACCGTAGCCTCCAAGGCTCCGGCAGTGGCCGAGAGATTGCCTACCATTCCCCATTCGGTCCAGGTGGTCATTTCTTTGCCCCTCCCAGGGCATCCCATGCTTTCCCGGACTTGGGACCGGCCGCTCTCGCGGGTGCATTAGGCCGCCGAAGCGGCCCCCTCTGCGCTACAGGGTGTACCCGGCCCTGCGGGCCTCTGGGTCCAGGGCGATGTCATACGCCCCCGCCTGCTCCAGGATGCGCACTCCAGCGCTGATTGCGGCCTGCAGTTCCGCCGCCGTCTCGGCGCTGATCGCATCCACGCGCCGACCGCCAGCCGGACCGGGCAGCGTGTACCGTACCTCTACGGTTACCGGCTCCTCCTCGTATTCAGCTTTGATATTCATGCCTCGTAGCCCCCTAGCTACTCACCAACACAATCAGAATATTCCAGCCGCTTAGCATTGTCAACAACTATTTTGCCCAATGTTTACGCGGCTTTTCGCAATCCACGCTATAAACTCCGCATTCCACGCGGCTAGAATAGCCTGAAATTATTTCACCCGCGATTGGCAGGCACTTTCGAGGATCTTAGCCATGATCCCCTCCCGCTCCTGGGGACTCATCCACACCGGCCCCGCCTCCGGCTCCGGCTCCAAATCCAGCCGCGCGATCCTCTCCAACGAACTCCACTCTCCCCGGTCATCCACGCCCGCCGGAAACTGACGAGGTTCCTTGCGCTTGCGCCGAGTCCCTGCGATGATCTCCGCCGCCCGCCGGCGGTCGCGCGCGCGGGACTCCCGCTCCCTCTCGCGCCGCGCACGCTCCGCACTGAAAATCTGCGCGGGGCTCCGATTGCTTCGGCCTTCGTAGTAGCGAAGAATCTCATCCACGCGGAGCAGACACTTCTCCGCGCCGTAGTCGCCGGTGAGCACCTGGCGCCCGGAGAATGGAGAATCGCCGTTGAGCCGGAACCAGTCGCTCGGCGAGTCAATGCGCCGCCCCCACAGAACGAGGTGGTTGCGCAGCCAGCGCCGCTCGGAAGGCAGCAGGGCTCCGCGATGCGTGTCCAGGTAGTCGCGGAGAAGATCGCGCACGCGGATTGCAGAATCCATGTCCCCGCGCGGGCAAGCCAGTTCCTCCGAGCGGAGGGAGATCGTTGTGGGCATCGCGTCTAGCCAATAGCGGCGGGGCATCGTCACAACCTCCATTATCAGTATTGTATAGTAACCGACTACGCCACGATTAAAACTGGAATTTTACGTAATACATACCCCACAAGTCCTTTGTTTTCGAGCGCCAATATGGGACCGATTCGCTTTCCATTCGCTTCATGGGGGGTATATTTTCCCAGTGTTTTCGCGCAAGCCGGGAGCCGGAATGCATCACAGCGTGGCGGTACCTAAGATCTATTGGTCTAGAATCGTTGTGTATATTCATCGGCCTCAACCCAAGTCCTTGCGGGGGGTACAGTTTACGTTTTCGGCCTCCAGGGGCTTTCGGGGCGAATCGCACCACTTTTCCCCAGTATTCTCGCGGGTTCTGTCCTTAACCCCTTATGGATTTTGAGTGTTACACAATAAGTACCCGCAAGTCCTTGCGGGGGTATGCAGTGAATGAATACATGCATTCAGTCCTGCATACTCCCGCAAGTCCTTGCGGGTGGTACTACTTGCGAAATTCGATGTACCCCCCGCAAATCAGGGTCGCGGTACAGCGGGGGGCGGGTTTTCGCCCCCATTTTCGCCATCGGGGGGTGCGCTCAGTTCAGCCCAGACCTGGCTGATCCAAGCGGGGAACTCCGGGTGGTTCAGCACCGGCCGCATGCCGGGGTAGGCGGTGCGGAGATGCCCCAGGACCATCGCATTCCCCCACCACTCGCCGTAGGGAGCGAGCTGGGTCTTGAGGCCCTGCACGATCTGCGGGAACCCGGTCATGAGGGTCACGGCCGCGTCCTGCGGATCGTCGCCGCCGAAGTACATCGAGGTGAGCGCGTCAATGAACAGCTCCATCTGCGCGGCCCCCTTCGCCGCTTCCATCTGCTGCGCCTGCACCTGCGCCTGCTCATCGGCGGAGGGAGGAGCCTGCGAAGGCAGCTCCGCCATCGGATCAGGACCGGCCGGATTCGGCGCAGCCCCCCGCTGGCGGTCAATGAGCGCCGCCCGGAGCCGGGCCTCGTGGCTGAGCCGCTCCAGGCTGTTGCGGTGTTGTTGGGCGACGAAGGCGCCGATGCCGTTGACCAGCGCCGGCAATTGCGGGAGCAACGGCGCCACCAGCTCCCGAATCCAGGAACCACCGTCGCCGCCCCTGGAAGCGGGCACCACCTCCGGCACCACCGTCTCCGTCGCTCGGAGCATGAGCGCCTTGGCGACTTCATCGAACGGGCCGGCCTCCCGCTTCGGCGCCATCTCCTGCACGATCTTCTGGAGAGTCAGCATCTCGCGGAGCTGGTCGAGGCCGGACTTCTGCGGTTCGGTGGCGATGGGCTTGGCTTCGATCTGCTTGAGCACCATGCCCAGGAGCATCTCGATCAGCTTGTCGCTGCCTCCCCCGTTGGGCTGGGAACGCATCTCGATCACCTGGCGCATGGACTGCATGAGCATCTCGGTGGACGCCTGCTGCCCGGTGCGGATGGTTTCGGCGAAGGAAGCGAGAGCCTGCGCCTGCGGAGCCTCGGCCCGGTCAATCTGCCGCTGGAGAAGATCGAGCACAGTGCCGATCTCGCTCCGCTCCCCGGACAGCGGGGCTTGGGGATGCTGCTGGTTCGGGTTCGCCCGGCGGGCAGCCGCGGCCTCCTCGTCGGTGTACTTGGGCGGGCCGGCGATGACGTACTCGGCCTCCATGAGCGCGTCCCACTTGTTGCCGCCGGTGGGCTTCTCCTGGAGGAACACGCTGAAGAGACCGCCGCCGTAGTGGGAGCGGAGGTAGGATTCGTCAAACTCTTCTTGGGAGAAGGGACCGCTGATCCGGTCAATCCAGGTGCGCCCGGAATCGGCCTTCATCAGCGCCTTCATGTCTTTTGAGATGTCCTTGCGGTAGATCACCAGCCGATGCTCCTGCCACCAGGCATCATTGGCGTCGGGGCTGTTGACCAGATCGGCCAGCGAGAGCGGGCCGGAGTCGGCGCGGGCGGAGCGGGAAGCGTGGGGCTTGGACTTCTTCGGCCGGCGCGGGCGTGAGGCGGGCTCGGGATCGTCCTCGAACTCGTCCACGTCCTCCATATCAGGGTAGAGCGCCGTTCCTCCAACGTCTCCTAGGTCCGCGATGGTGTGGACTTCGGGATCGGCGGGGGTTTCCAGTTCAAGCGTCTCGCCGGACACGTCCGGAGCGGGCTCATTGCGGGGTTTGCGCGGCTTTTTCGCCATGGTTTCGGGCTCCTTGCACACGGGTTTCCGGGGTGGTTCCCCGGTTCTGTTTTCGCCTATATATAGCATGGGTCATCTGTCATTGAGCGCAGAGCAGGGTTGTGGTACTGTGTTTCGTGTAGGGCGTACACTGACACCATGACCCCTCACTCGGTCCCCCGCGAGCCCGCCACGGTCGTCCAGGCAGCCCAGGCGCCCCGCCGGCCGGTGATCGTGGGCGGGATTGAACAGCACGATGAGCGCACGCCAATTGAGCGGCTATGGCTGACGCCGCGCAGAACCAAGTACCTGATCGAGCTGCTGGACGGCCCCAGGACAACGAACGAGGCGCTACAGTACCTCGCCCGCGTGGGCCTAGTGCAGCGCAATGAGCGGGGGGAGTACAGCTTGACCGAACCAAGGGGAAGAGAACTGGCGGAGTGGATCAGGGAGCGCAAGCCGCCGCTCAGGGGGAAGGGGTACTGACAATGCAACGCATCTTTACTCGCCGGGTGTTCGGCAAGGGCATGAGCGGAATCACCGTCGCACGTTCTTACGCTTTTTGCGCGAAATCCAAGGGCAAGAAGGCAAAGAAGCCTACAGTCTGCGCGAGTTGCCAGCACCGTATTGAAGTGGGGTGGGCGTTTGCATTCCAGTCCGATCGCGTCGTCCACTGGCCCGACTGTGTTCCGGGGCGGTCTGAACATTTCTGGGACAAACAATGAGGGTCGCTCTCTACGCTCGTGTCTCCACCGCCAAGCGCAAAGGCGGGGATGCTCCCGCCGATGAACGGGACTACCAGCAGAACCCGGCTCTACAGCTTGAGCCCATGCGGGCCTATGCGGAGGCCCACGGCTGGACCATTGCCGGCCCCGTTGACCCCGACCACGGCCGCTGCTACTTTGACCGGGCATCGGGCGCCGACGCCAGCCGCCCCCAGTTCAACCGGATGCTGGAGGATGCAGGCCGCAAGAAGTTCGATGTGGTGATGTGCTGGAAGTTCGACCGGATCAGCCGCGGCACCCTACACCTGCTCCAGACCCTTGAGGCTCTTGACACCGCCGGGGTGGGGTTTGTGAGCTTGACGGAGAAGGTGGACACCACCACCCCGATGGGCCGAGCCATGTTCGGGATCATCGCCGTGCTGGCTCAGTTCGAGCGAGAGCAGATCCAGGAGCGGATTCGAGCGGGGATCACCAGCGCCCGGAACCGGGGAGCGAAGTTCGGCCGGCCCAGGGTCATGGTCCCGGTGCTGTTGCTACAGCAGGACATGGAGGAGGGGATGAGCCTCACCGCCGCCGCGAAGAAGCGCGGGGTGATCCGGACCACCGCCGCCCGGTATCTGGCCCTCCAGACCCCCTCACCAAAAGTCCCCGGCACGGAACCCCCAAAACCCCAGCAAACTCGACAACCCAAAGGCCCCGAACCGGCCGGAACATTTTGAGGTGATTTTGGTGAGACTGAACCCCCATATTGTGCTGCTGGTGGCGGACCTGGTTTGCGCCGGCATCCTGGCGGGGTTCGCAGTTGAAGTTGTCCGGTTGTTCCGCAGCAAGGAGTACGAGCCCGAAAAGGAGACCACCATCCCACCCCCAAAGGAGAACTCAATGCCCGGTGATCTCGATGCTCAACCATGCCCAACGTTTGTGGTGCTGACGCTACCCTGCATTCTCCCGACTGGACACGAAGGTCTGCATCGCACGTGCGACCCCACCAGCGTAGCCGGAAAATCGGAAGTGATCGGCTACCCTGTTACCCCAAACCGCTTATGCGCCGACTGCCTTTCCTGCGAACGGGATTGGGTTCAAGGCGGCGGGAAAAGCTGCGGCAAACCCTTCGAGGACGTAGAGAAGTGCATGCAGGTCTGCACACGCCCGTTGAATCATGATGACTGTTGTGCTCGAATCTGATAAACCAAAAAGGAGACCACCATGCCCACGCCCGAACGAGTTGACCTGTGCCGCTTTGAAGTTGACGGCGCCCCCTGCCTGCTTACCGCCCGCCACACCGGCGAGCACATCTCGATCCTCACCCCGGCAGAGGATGAGCCGGATGAAGTGGACCTGGACGATGAGGAGTCCGATGAAGACGGAGACGATGAGGAGTAGCCGCCAACCCCGCCCCGCGCCATGCGCCCCCCAGACGAAGATTGCCGGGTCGTCTGCGGGGGCGCTGCGCGCCCCCTTGCGCCCGGTCAACTTCGCCCGTGGCCCCCTAGGCGCATCCGCAACGGCGCGGCGGGTCGGGGCGGCTGTGGGAGGAACCCGTGAGCGCTAGACCTGGCGACGGCAGCCGCACACACACTGAGCCCCGCGGTGTTGGACGCTTGCTCCCCCCAATCTACAGGCGGGGGAGCACCTCCTCCGGGTTCTTTCGCGCCAGCGCACCCGGAGTCTGCGCTGCCTGCGGGGGCGCCTTTGAGATCAAGGCGATGGTTCGACTTGACACTTTTGGGAAATTTCTTCACAAGGGGTGCCACCTCCCTCCAGCCCCGGACAGGTGGGAAAAGGATTCTGCGCCTGGCGGGGCGGCTGGTCCCCGGTTCTGATTGCGAAGGAGGATTCCATGAGATGCGACCGGATGGTTGACACCAGTTCCTATACCCCCAACGTTGAAGGCGTTCCCCCGCAGCGGTCTCTTGGGCGGTGCACGCTCTCATTTTTCCACCGGGGGGTGTGCTCGCTTGCCGACCCGCCCCGCGAATCCCCGCCGCGCTGCAATGCCCTTCACGACAATGGTATTTCTCCGGGCAGCCGCTTCTGTGAATTGCCATTCGGACACACCACTCCGCACTACACGCACGGTCAGTCGTGGGGTGCTTCTTCGGCGCCGCCGGCGTGGTGTGGGGCCCCCGGTCCCGGCGTGGCCGTGTGCAAGCTGCCCCCGGGCCATGCTGTGCTCCCTGCTGCCATCCACAGCGATGGCGTTGTGGTCTGGTCGGCAAATGAAGGGCGCTAATCCAATCCGCCGCTGGCTCAGGTTCCACGCCGTGGTCCACAGGTGGGAGATCCTGGAGTGGCTCCGCTACAGGCACCTCACCCGCTCCGAACGCCCCGAACCCGGCTCCAGCGCCCATCTCGCCGACTTCCGCCGCTGGTGCCACGCCGGCAACTGCGCGGAGCGGCTGTACCGGTACCGGATCGCAGGCCGCGCGTTCTTCGACCCGTTCGAATAGGAGGCCCCGCATGCTCGATGTGCTCTACACCTACGGCCCAACCGGATTCAGCGGGCGCGCCATCTACACCTACATGCCTCCCCGCCCCCTGAGGTGGCTCCTGCGCTTCATCGTGGTCTCGGAACCGTGTACCCTCCCCTCGGTTGCCCCTGACAGGGACGTGCGCCGGTGCGCGAGCATGTTCATCGGCCTCGGCTGGCAGGGGCGCAACGTGTTCATCTCCCGCTCCTGCCCGCTCGGCTGGATGCTCAATCTCCTTCTCCCGCCCCAGCCTCCCCGCCCCCCGTCCAGTATCGAGGTGTAGACTGGGGCCATGGCCTCCACCACCCTGGCCCAGCTCGCCGCCTCGATCTCCAAGGGGGAGGGGTACGGCGCTTCCCCCTCGAACCGCCCCACCCGCACGAACAACCCCGGCGATCTCACCGGCTCCGGGTATGCCGGCCAGATCGGCACCGACCCCCAGGGCTTCGCCATCTTCTCCTCGCCCCAGGCCGGCCAGCAAGCCCTCCAGCAGTACCTCTCCCAGCATCTGGACCAGGTTGGGTCCGGGAGCGGCCCCTACGGTTCACTGACGCCCTCCAGCACCCTCCAGGACTTCCTCAACGTCTACGCCGGGAACCCGGATGCGGGATATGTGAGCACCGTCGCCCAGGGTGTGGGCGTAGCCCCCACAACGACGCTGGGCGAGATCCAGGCCCTGCTCGGAGCCCAGGGGGTCGTGTCCCCCAGTTCCCCCGTTCCGGCCTCCCAGGGGACAACCACGGGCCTGGATATAGGCCCTGTGGTCGCGGGGTGGGCTCCGGGATCTGCCGCGGGGGTGG